TAAAAAAACGTTTCTTACTGCACTACCATCTAGTCTAAAATATTCAGTAAATCCTCCACTTCCATCATCTGATTGGAATATAATATCTTTATCATCAGTTGTGTTTCTGATGTTTAAATTGCCTGTACCTACTTGGTCAATATAAGAATCACTACCATCGTGATATATTTGCAAGTCATTTGAAGCACCTGCCATAATTTTACCTGTATCAGTACCAACTTTTATGTTACTACTAGCACCTGTAACTGATATTGTTCCTGTTGAATCTATTGTACCTGTGATTGAAACACCACCAGAAGTAGTTTCAAATTTTTTGCTATCATTATGAAACAACTCAACACCTGCATCTTCTGTTGCAATTATTAAAGTTTCTGAGCCATCTGATTTTCTTACTCTTAATTTACTTGCATCAATTCTTAAATCTCCTGTTCCTGTATCTTGTATATAACTATCAGAGCCATCGTGATATATTTGTAGGTCAGCACCAGTACCCATTTCTAATTTTACACTATCTTGAAAATTGAAATTTTTATAAACAACTGTTCTAGTAATTCCACCATCCAATGCGAAATAAGTAGTAAAACCACCACTTCCATCATCTGATTTAAATATGATGTCTCCATCGTTTGTTTCATTTGTAATTGTAAGATTACCTGTAAAATTTGTTATAAATGAATTACTACCATTATGAAATATTTGTAGATCTTCACCTGTGCCTATCTTAAGTTTTTTACTATCAAGTAAACTTACATTCTCAACAAATGTTGCATTACCTGGACTATCAAAAGAAAAAACAGCGTTAGCTTGATTATCTAATTCAAAACCACCACTAGAATATGATAATTTTGCTTTACCATTTGAATCAACTCTAATGGCAAAATCAGCAGATGATGGTAAGTGTGTAATTGTTAATGTTGCTTGTGATGTGGATTGTACATTTACACCAGAATTAAGTGTAGCAAATTTTATGTCACCATCGTGATATAGCTCGACTGCATCATCAGGTGTCATTTTAGCCATCAATTCACTTGTGCCTGTTTTTCTAAATTTAATTGCTTGGTTTGTATCAATGAATAAATCTCCTGCACCCGCTTCCTCTATAACACTACCTATTGATGGGTCGTGATATATAGATAAATCCTCAGCAGCACCAAAAGCTGCTCTTGAATTATCAGGGAATAGCGTAATAGGATTTCCACTTGTGTTTGCACCATCCAAAAAGAAATAAGTTTCTACACCCCCACTTGCATCATCGGTTTGGAATATAATATTACCATTATCTGCTGTGTTTACTATCGTGAGGTCTCCACTAGCATTTGTAATTGTAGAGCCATCTATTGTTATGTTGTCAATAATAAGGTCTCCTGTGATTTTTACGTTTCCTGTAACATCTAATTCTTTGCCACTTGCTGGACTACCACCAATACCCACACCAGCTGTTGATAAAAACAAAATACTATTGTTACCATCACCATCTGTGATTTGTTGAGCTGTGGATGTTAAAACTGTGTTAGCACTTGTTTTTAATAACCCTACATACGTTACTGATATTTGTGTGTTTGTTAATGTTGCCATTGACTTTTAAATATGTTATTAATTTTTCAATATTTTTTTTCTTTACCTTATACTTCACAAAACCCAGCCATTAAATAGTGAATCCTTTGAAGGATGTATATCATCATTTGTATTGCTAGTATATTCTGGAAATAAGCTCTGATTAAAACTCATATAATCAATAAATCTTCTTGTATAATATTCTGCAATATCTCTATGCTTTGCTACTAGGTAATCTACCTCATCCTTACTTACACTTTCTGCATTTTCTGAAACGTGTTTGCTTATGCCACCATTTTTGATTTGATAAGCTGCGAAAGGAAGATAATCAACCATTGCGAAATGGATTAGCATATTTTGTAAATGGTCGTTTACAAGATTTAAATAATTACCTGCTAAACTACCTGCGATAATATCAGCACTTATTTTATTGTATAAATCTGTTCCTAGATAGTTTCTAATGTGTATCTCTTGTGCGATTTTGACAAATCCAATAAACTTGTCCACATCAACATTACCATCAATAATTGAGTTTCTTTTTAAATCTATCGGTTTTATAAATAATGCTGTTGCCATATCTTACTTAAAATTTGGATGATGTCCATTATTAGGCATATCTTTTGGTGCTACTTTAGCTTTCTTATGACCAGCAGGTGTTGGTCTATAACTTTTTGGTATGCTTTTAACTTCATCATAGTTTTGTATTTTCTTTTTCATTGTCTTAGATTTCAACCTATACAATACCTCACTAAAAAAATGTCCACAATTCACTCCACCTTTGTATTTAAATAAATCGTATGCTTTGCCTTTGTGTCCAAAAGATTTATTGACACCAGCTCTACTAGCTTTGTCAATGTCTTCTAATCTATAAACTACTCCTCTTTGACTTCTTGCCATCATAATTCTGCAAAACTGTCTCGATTTACCACTTGAATATTTTTGTGAATATTTATATCTTACTTTATAAAGAGATTTGTCTAAATAACTAAATCCACTTTTTTTACTATCAATACTTTTCTTTTCTAATTGTTGTTCTTTGCTTTCAATGTTTTTGTCTGCCCAGACCTCAATATCTTCATTCTCTGAATCGTACTCTCTTGCATCTACTTCTTCCCATCTATTTGAAATTTTCTCTCCTCTAAGCTCATCTAATATGATATCAAATTCTTCATCTGATAAATCTTCTTGTTTGAGTTTTACACCTGTTTCTTCTTCTTTTGTTTCTTCATCCTCTACATTTTGTAAATCTGTAAACTCTAATGGTTGTAACGTTTTAAAATATAGTTTCAGAGATATTTTATTATATGCTAATATCTGATTGAATGAATCTATAAGTAAATGTTGAAATGGTCTTATAACTGTATTATCTAATAATATAGATGCAGTTTTTAACTCATCGGCGTTATTACCTAGACCTGATTGGTCTTTAATACCTATTAGCATAGGAGATACAATACGATGTGAGACCATTATTTTTCTTGTGCTTTCTTCACTAAGGAATTGATATTGTTGGTGTGCATCAGACAACTGAACAGGGTCAATACTTGCTGCCGTGTCTGGACTGTCATTGAAAGCTAAAATAAATTTACCTGCATTACTACTACCAGAAAACTTTTGTGATATTCTTTGTTCAATAAGTTCTCTTTCTTCCTCAGATGGAACGCCATTTGAAAAATTTATCAGCATACTCGGAGACATACCATTCATAATATTATTAAGATGAAAATTACCAACTTCTTCTTCTAGCTCTGCATATTGCAACCCACCCTGATAATCAACAGGACTATAATAATAATATCCTGCTCTATATGGTTTTATATAAAGTATTTCTATCGCTTCATTACTTGTACCAAAAGCAGGTATTCTTTTTGCCTTACTTGATGGTTTGTACTCTGCCCAATCTTTAAAATAGTAATATGCTTCTATCTCTCCTTTTGAGTTTGCCTTTTCAGCTCTCAAAGTTTCAACAGGAAAATGTTCTACTTGTGCAATCGTGTTTCTATCTTTTGAATAGATAACTTGCAAAGAACATTGTCCCATTAATTTTAAATCATAACATAACTTTCTTGTGCAATCATTGTTAAATAATGAAAGCATTTTTGCATATTCATCTGGTTTTCTATTGGAATCGGTAGCATCTAAACCTTTACCATAAATCATAGCCGATACAGCATTTATTATAGCATTGTTCGTAGGACTACCATTATATCTGTCTATTAGATATTGAAAATAATTATTATCCTCGCCATAACCAATCCACTCTTTGTTTCTATATTCAACAACCTTAGGAGTTGTGTAACTACTTAAATTTATAAATCTTAAATCGTTCATACTATTATGTAATCGTTATCGTGTGAGCCACTTGTTTCATCAAAGGTATATTCTCCATTGTTAATATCATAATAACTATTGATACTTTGATTAATAGTTTGATCTGTACAGAATATCTTGTCTTTGTAAACTATTGCACTACCACTAAGTAAA